CAACATTCACAAAGTATCAGGTCGGCAATCCACAAATTAGAGGCCGATTTGAGATAATCCATGTAAATGAAGAAAGCAGAGCACAATTAAAATCGGATTCTCATGCTATTCTATTTAAACAACAGTGTCGTCAAGATTTTGTGTTAGATAATACAATGTGGCCAACGAATCCGGGTCAGACTACTACCAAAAATATACGGATAGAACTTCAAGGATTATTTCAACGACTCTTTCTTGGTCTAACATCGTATGCTCGTACTCGTCAAAATAAGTATAGAGATTTGTCTCCGCCACTTTATGGTCCTATATTACCTGAGAATATACAGTATGTTAATTCTATGTCAGTTACAATAAATAATCAAGAAAGAATTAGTTCATGGGCCACATCAACCTTTCAGGAACTAACACAGAATTTGCAGATGAAACGGGACATTACTAGGAAATTGTATTTCATTGTTTTTGGTTCATACTTAGAGGTTGATGAACCGGCGGGAGCAATAAATCTGGCTAGAACACAAAAAGCGGTTTTGTCGTTGACGTTGAATAATATTTTGCCAGATCCACAACTGGGGTCTAAGTTAACTTTGGCTTCTTTGATGGGAGATGCGTGGAATATTTTGGATATAAAAGATGGGCTGGCTAGGGTACGGTACATGGATTAGTAGGTTACCTTAGCAGGTTACCATAGCCCCTTGTCTCCACGGCGCGTGGTAGCTATTGTGTCGGCATTGTACTCCTCTTCCCTCTCTCCCTCTTCCTCTTCCCCCTCTTCTCCCTCTTCCTCTGAGTACTCGTACGTAGCTTCGTAAACAGAACACTGTTTATTTATTGACGGTGCCTTTGCCTTTGCCTTTTTGGCCTTTGGAGCCATGGGTGTTGGCTTAGGCTTGGGTTCCGGCTCCGGATTTATTGCCGGTTTTGTCAACGCCGCCGCCTTGTAATTGAGAGTCAGAATTGGTTTGGTTGTTGCTGAACCCAGAGACGGATAGGCCGACTCTGAACTAATGTTGACGGCCTCGTCGTATCTGTTGCGCTCCTTTTTTGCCGCAAATGCAGCAACTGTAGCCTCCCTCTCCTGAAATGCATTGGAACCATGATTCGTTTTCTTGCTCGCAAATGCAGACCATCCTGAGTCAGTCATCTAACCCTAGTTATACAGGGTTGGGCTTAGGCCTTCAACTTTTTGGTGAAAAGTTGACGGTGTAGGCCCTGTGGAGCTCTATACGGGTCTTGAAGACAAGACTACAAAGAACATAATGAATATGCTAACTTGGCTAAAAACATACGAGAGTTCATTCCGGTTAGATGACCTGTACGTTGAGGGAGCAAGGCTTGTGGCGTATAACATGTCCGTCGATGAGCTCGGCCTTGAGCTCCGCCGTCTCCATGAGATTATAACCAAAAAGATTCAAGAGTATCCTGACACTCTGCCTGAGAATGCAAAAATTGTCTGGGACTACATTGGCACACTTAGTTATCCCTACAAGTACTGGACCATTCTACGAACTTCTCTGGAAGACGGCACCTTTGACAAGCTCGATCTCTCTACCGTGTATTCAGAAGAGTTGGAGGAAGAGTTTGTGCGGGCGCATCGTACCTCAGTAGAACAGACTCTAGTCTTCTATTTACGTGGTCTAGAAGTGAACCATAACCAGGCAATTCAAATTCTCACTGGTATGTCTGGACTATGGTCTGTTGAAGAGTTCTTGACCAAGACAAAGAGTGAGATAGCTGACCTCTTGCAACTTGAACCTGACATGCGGGAGCTTTTAGGGACCACCTGAAGGAAGGGGACCACCTGAAGGAGGTAGGTTAATAAGTCCTCGCCCATGACTCTTGTGCTGGTCTGCAAGAGACCATTCATCCGGAATGTCATCAGGAAAATACTTGTCGTAAAAAGCCTCGTACGCCTCGTCATCAGGAACTTCAACCGTGTCTCCGTCAACCTTGAACCCAGCCTCTGCAGTAACACGTCTCCAGAATGCACATGCAGTTGGCAAGAGCAAGATAGGTTCCCGCAGATCCTGGATGTTAGTATACTTGTACATCATGGAGCCCCGTGTTGTCTTGGCATGCAGAGCCTCAACAGGTATTGCATACAAACGGGCCTTTCGGCCTGTTTTTTGCGTCATGGGAAGAATCTCAGGTGGGACGAGTTTGTTTTTTTTGGCTATTGCAGCCAAGACTCTGGAACATGTGGTGATAACCGTGTCAGGAGTCAGAATTAGGTTTTTGAATATCTTGGGATCATGCGGAGCTCCGTGGGCCAACCACGATTCTTGGAGAACGCGAAGATTCTCTTCGGAAATATAGAGTTCCCATGCCCAGAAATAGGCCTGTTGATTTACGGTGCGAAGGCATAGCTGAAGAGCAGCAACGACTTCATCGAGTTCATAGAGATTACGTGTAAGCATGGTAAACGTTCTTACGTTTAACCGCTAATGATTAGCGGTAAAAAGCTCAATGTCAAATTTAAATGCGGGTTACGCCTAGACCCTGACCAGATGCAGACCAAACCTTCAGCCATACTACAGGTGCCGTTAGACCAGGAGCACCCTCAGCCTTGGCTGCGTCTGCTCCAGTAACTAAAGCAGCGGCCCTCCAGGTAGAAAGCTTGAGATAAGGAGACGTTATAAGTGCAGCTTGCCCAGTTAAGCCCTCACCACTGTATACGTGAATCTCAGAACCTAGGTCACGGTAGATTGCACCAGGGGTACCAGGAGTCTGAGGAACAATCGTGGGAGAAAGACCCGTAGTAGAATCTACTTGAGGTAACTCAGAAGCAGACGTGTTAGAGGCCCGGCTATCATTGTAAAACACCGTGCTAGGCTTAGTAGTAGACGTCATCACAAATGCACCACTTACATCAGGTGTTGCATCAGCAGTTACAATAAAATACTTACCAGAGGAAGGCTTCTGCCGAAAACTAGACATAACCGAAGACATTTATACTCAGGGTAAACAAAATTTTATTGGCTTAATAATCTGAATAATTTCAGGAGCTTTACATCTTTATCTTTGAACCAATCGGCTTTTGTATACGGAAATCCATGTAGTGGCTCCCATCCTCCAGCCACCGGTTTCAGAAGTTTATTTTCTTTTGCCAATCGTTTAAGCAAGTCCAGGAGGATCAAAGGGCTCTGGATTGGTAAAAAGCCCATATCCACTCGAATTCCTTCCAGGGGATATTCTTTTCCCGTAGCCGTCATCCGTGACTTGGTAATATCGTAATACAAGATAGTTATATATTCGGGGCCACTACGATTATCGGATTCAATGTATAACTTCCAGGAAGGTGGTGGTGGAATATGGCGTCTAGCCGGAATTGTATATCCAGGAACTGTACGCAACATTACTTGTTTTAATGCCTTGAAATCACCAAGAGTTAGATGTGCTCCTGATGGAAGAGTGGCAATCTTATTTTCTTTGTGTTCGGCTACTATACGGTCATTTAATCTAGGGGCAAGAGTGCATGAACCGTCATGAAGTCGAACTAGATTTTGTAGTTCAGGAAGATTATATGTTATTAGGTTTTTTCCAGTCAGAGGATCTATGGTATACTTACAATTCTTACTAAGCCAAGTCATGATTGAATTACGATCTTCCATTGGTACAGGCCCGGAAAGACCTTCAACTAATCTATCTGTATCTGACATAGAGTCTAGATTTCTGACTTCAGGATAAAGTTTCTTATATGTTTCTCCACCTATTTTAATACATCTTCTAGTCGTTCTATTAATTACATATCCGGGTTTACATGTTTCAATAGGAGCTTGTTTTGGAGCTTGGTAAAAAGGTTTAGGAGCCTGGTAAAAAGGTTTAGGAGCCTGGTAAAAAGGTTTAGGAGCCTGGTAAAAAGGGGGTGGAACTGGTTTAGGAGCCCTGTAAAAAGCCCTATAAGGACTGTAAGCCATAGCTTCTTGAACCTCCGCGTTTCTAACATCGCCTTCCGCATATAATCTTCGGCCCACGTTACCGGTTGGTAGAACGCATCTACGAGTTCGTTTATTTAAAATTAATCCTGGCGGACATTGCATCCTTAATTAGTATATATAATCTTTGTCCAGTGTAAATGGCAAACTTGGCTGCTAGATATGGAGCTCAGTTAAATGCTGGAAATGAATTCCTTGCACAACTCAAAAAAAGAAATCCTATTCCTACACCGGCACCGGTACCGGCACCTGCACCTGTACCTGCTCGTGCTCCTATGCCTGTAGCTGGATATTTTCACCCTGCTTCTGAAACGTATGTTGAAACATCTGACCCTCAACTAGCAAGATATTGGGCTACACAACAAAAACCTGTTTCTTGGACGGTTCATTCTCGAGGCGGAAAACGTAGGAAAACAAGAAGAATAAGAAAAACAAGAAGAACGTCCCGGAAATAATCTACGCGTTTAATATATGGTTCGCAGAACAAGAAGACAACATGGAGGTGGCTGGCAGAAAGAAGCAAAGAACAGGGCAAACGCAAGTCTAGCTGCTGCAAAAGCAGCAGCGGTAAGACGCTATGAGCTTACTCCTCAACAGGCACAAGAAAAACTAAACAGGATAGCCGCCATACAACGAAATGCGGAAGCCAAGGCCGTAGCCAATGCAGAGGCTGCGGCGGCGGCTGAGGCCCGCAAGGCTGAACTGAATGCACTTAGAAATGCACACAAACATTTTTCTCCTGCTAATCTCAATGCTGAAGTCAAAAAATTAGTAGACTATCCTAGTTTTAGTAGAGCATTGAAGAAGATGGGGACGCCCGTAGTGGCTGCAGCACTTAGACAAAAGGTTGCATCTATGTCTCGGAGTAACTACAACAGAATAAAGGATGAACTTAGAGAAAATGATGAAGAATTAGCAAATAAATTAGAGGGCCTGGGTACGCCTATTCCAAATGCTGTTTCTACTCCTGTTTCTACTCCTGTGTCTACTCCTGTATCTACTCCTAATGTATTTAATCGCAATGCATACCTACAAAAGATTGATGGATATGTACAACAAGTACTAAATGAAGAAGGCAAAGGTGCCAACTTCCAAGGTGGATTCCGTAGAACTCGCAGGAATCGTTTTTAAGAATAAAATGCTTTAACTTTTGGATGACACACTACAGCCGTTGACTGGAGTCTATGAATATATAGACCTTCCAGTGAACGGACTCGAGAAAGAGCAACATAGGCCTGGCCATATTCAAAGACCGATGATCCAATATCAATAAGAGCCGAATCAAGAGACATTCCCTGACTCTTGTGAACCGTTATTGCATATGCGATTCTTAGTGGAATCTGAGACCGACCAACTCCTTCTGGAAGAAACCAAGTGGCGCGTTCAATAGGAGTCGGAAACCCATTCTTAAATTTAACGATTGGTAGACCTGCATCAGTATATCCGGATACAATTCCTCGTGAACCATTGACAAGTTCAGAAGTCAGATTGCGGATTAACATAACCTGTGCACCGACTTTGAGTTCTAACATAGGTTCATATGGTGCCGATTTATCTAGTTTATCTATGGCCTCTTGAGTAATCTGTGTACCTTTTTTTGATGCATTCACAGCTTCAAAGACTCTGGATTCTCCATTCAAAGTATCCATGTTAGCCTTATTAATCTTATCAACATCTGAATTCCGACTATAGATAAGTGTCGGTTTGATTTCAAGTGCGGACCAATCAAGTCGTCGTGATTCTAGAATCTTGATTGATTCAGGTGTTAGAGAACCGAGACGGGCCTCTGTTAGAATCTGTTGAAACATCGGGTCAGACTGTCTAACAATCTGAGTCAGAGTGTGGGTTTCATCAATAAGTGTTGACCAGATAGATGATTCAAATGCAAACGCTGAATTTACAGGAGGAAGTTGACAGAAGTCTCCTACTAAGACGAGTTGGATACCGCCGAATCGTTTAGGACCGCGTAATCGCTGTGCTACTAGATTTAATTTTTCCAAGAGTTCTGGACTCATCATAGATATCTCATCAATAATAAGAATCTTGGTTTCTTGCCAGTCTATACGGGCTTTTGGATTTTTATTCTTTAAAATTTTTGATGCAAGAATACTGGGAGATTCTTCACCTAGACCAATAGATGCCCAGCTATGGAGAGTTCTGGCTTGGATAAGAAGAGCTGCACATCCTGTCATTGCGGTAACGGCTACAACTATACCCGCATCACGGGCCCAGTCTACAATAGTCTTGATTGTATAGGATTTGCCTGTACCACCTGCACCTGTAAGAAAGATATTTTTTCCTTGTTTAACCGCTTCTAGTGCCATTAATGTTTTTTTGACCGTGTTTTACGCATCAAGTTTTTTGGTCTTCTTTTATTTTTTCTACTTCCACCTCTGTAATTTCTTGGTCCTTTGGGTCCACCAAGACTAACCGCACTATTTAATGCATTCCATCTAGCTTGTTCTGCATTAGAAATACTTGTACTAAAATTGCCAGGATCACTTGCTACAGAGCTAGATCTTCTAGGCCCACTAGGATCTTCCTGGATGTTACCTAAATATTTATTCTTAAAGTTCTGTGCATCTTTAAAATCAGGTAATCTGTCAATAATCGGACCTAGTCGCCGTAATTGTTCCGTAGAACCATCTGTAAGTAATAAAAATTCTAATTTATTTAACTCCGTTTGTTGTTTTTCATATTCTGATTTCTTATTCGACCAATAAGTAGAATTAAGCATACCTGTTTTATCTATTAACTGAGTTAAAATTGCGTTTTTTAGGTCAAAATCAGAATTATCCGTTTTGTTTAACAGAGCATTCAATTCATCAATTGTTTTTTCTATTTTTCGCGTTGGCGTATTCGTATTGTTAGAATATCCTTTTGTTCTTAGTATATTAACTAATTGCGACATATCTACTATAAGAAACATAAAATTTGACCAACAAGTTTGGCATAAATGTGGCAAACAGATGGCAGAAAATCCCCGACTCAAGTATCGAATGGCAGAAACGGCAACTATTTCTCCTAACGAGGCCGTAGTAAACCAACATGATTCTGTACAGATTCATGAGGTAGCTATAGCCAAACGGAAGAAGCGGGAGGCAGAGGAGCCTCTTCTTCAATCAAATCCTAATCGCTTCGTCATATTTCCCATACAACACGCAGATATCTGGAAAATGTACAAGGACCATGTATCTGTATTCTGGAGACCCGAAGAGCTTGACTTGTCTAAAGACATGAAAGACTGGGTAAAGTTATCTGCCGGTGAACAGCATTTTCTTAAACGCGTTCTAGGATTCTTTGCCGGTTCAGATGGTATCGTAATGGAAAATTTGGCACAGCGATTCATGACGGAAATTCAGATTCCGGAGGCAAAGTTCTTCTATGGTGTTCAGATGATGATGGAGACGGTTCATTCTGAGAGCTACTCATTGCTTATTGACACCTATATCGAGGAGCGGGCCGAGAAGACGGATATTCTTCGGTCTATTCAGACGGTTCCGTGTATTCAGAAAAAGGCTGAATGGGCTCTTCAATGGATGTCTTCCGATGAAGCCGACTTTGCTACGCGTCTAATGGCATTTGCAGCAGTAGAGGGTATTTTCTTCAGTGGGGCATTTTGTTCAATCTTCTGGATTAAACAGCGCGGAATCTTGCCGGGTCTAACAGCTTCTAATGAGTTTATTGCCCGTGATGAGGGTCTTCACACGGATTTTGCATGTCTTCTTTATTCCAAGTGCAAGCATAAGCTACCAAAGACAAAGGCACATAAGCTAATTCGAGAGGCTGTGAAGATTGAAAAAGAGTTTATTACTGAGGCTCTGCCCTGTTCACTAATTGGAATGTCGGCACCACGTATGGCAGAATACATTGAGTTTGTAGCGGATCGGCTTCTGGTAACTATGGGCTATCCTAAACTGTGGGACACGGCTAATCCTTTTCCGTGGATGGAGAAGATTTCACTAGAGGGCAAGGACAACTTCTTTGAGAAACGGGTGACTAATTATGCATTGGCTTCTGTGGGTCAGGATTCAACTAAGAGTGGGTTTTCATTGTCCGAAGACTTTTAAGCTTCGCTTAAAAGTCCATAACCCGTTATACGGACTGAAGACTTTTAAGCTTCGCTTAAAAGTCCATAACTCGTTATACGGACCGAAAATTTTTAAGCTTCGCTTAAAAGTCCATAACTCGTTATACGGACCGAAGATTTTAAGCTTTGCTTAAAATAAGAGTATGAATTTTAGCTGGATAGTATTATTATCCTGTATTATTCTTTT